CAGACGAAACCAAAATTGTGCCCATCGCCAATATCAAAATCAGAACTTTGTACATATGCATCAATCGGTAAGGTTGTAGAAGTCGACAAATCGTCGCACCCAATTTCATGATACAAAAGTCTTCTGTTATAGTCGGCGGCAATAGGGTACGGTTGGGTGCCTGATTGTATCCAAGCGGTGCGTCCTAGCGTTCCATAGTACCAAACTCGGTCTAAGTAGTTGTAAATAATGTATTTATCGACAACTGTGTTTGCACTACTTTGGCTCACGTAATACCACCAAACCTCATTGTAGGCTTCATTTGCACCGGCAAATACTTGGTAAGCTTGATCTTGGTTAATATCAGCAAAAATGTATTGACGTAGCGAGCAAGGCAAAACTTCAACACGACCAGAGTACATATAGAAACGATCTCGACCCATCCAGTAAGTTACGTTATTAATCGTAATCATAGAGTTAGGGGACATAACAGATATGTTGTCCATCAATACTTGGAAGCCCCAAACATAAGGAGCACCTAAATACTGCATAGAATATAAACAAGAATCAGTCCAAACCAAAATCTCTTGGCGGGTTGCACGGGCACCCATAATATAAGAGCCGTTAGTAAGTAGATATTCGCCAGACTGGTTAGTTAACTTTGGAATCCATTGATATACATTACCTTGGTCAGACCACCGCACAAGCATTGGGTTAAACGTAGTCGCAGCATTATTAGGCGAGTAAGAGTTAGCGCCAAAACAAATTACAAATTCTTGAATAGCCGAAGTAATTACTTGGAATGTTGCTGATGGGACAAACGAACCGGCGTATGAAACTGTATATGAGCCTGAACTAGTACCAGAGGTTGTAGTTGTAATTGGAACTGTTGTAGCGCCTGTAATATAAGTAGAAGCAACTTTAGTACCTGCTGGAAGATTTGTTCCAGTTATTACCATGTACGGATATATGTTTGGTGCAATAGAAGCTGATACAGTAATTGATGTTGCCGACCCAGCAAATGAAATATCCCCTGCCGCTGCAGAAAGGGTGTACTCCGTTGTAGCATTAGCTAAACTACTTAAATATTGTGCACGAACGCCAACTCCAGTAGTATCTGTCCAATAAAAAATAGGACCACCACGGGGGGCAATTACAAGGTCAGAACCATAGTTATCGTTAGACCAAAGGCGAAGCTGCTGACCAATACCAGACGAGTATGCACTGCCCCAACCACGAGAACCAGAACCTTCTGTAACAACTACAGAAGACCCACCACCGGTTGTAGTAGATGTAGCGGCTTTGGGTAACGTAATTTGATAAGTATTAGTTGTTACCCCAGAAATAACATAGGTTGAATTTAATGTAGATGCAGCAATACCAGCAAACCCAGTAGCCCCACTAAAAGCAACGTAAGTACCATTAGACATACCATGAGCAGTTTGGGTAACTGTAACTGTAGTAGTGCTGTTTGCTGAAAAAGGATTAGTTCCTAAATTAACTACAACTGGAACAAGTGGACCACCCCAAGGACCTGCGCCCCAGCCAGTACCTACTGAGAATACGTTTGAGCCTGATGGGTATTCGTATTGAACTGTTACAGTGCCACCGCCAGAAGGAACCGTGGAAGTTGCATTATTTACTGTAGTAATCTGATAGGTGGTCGAACTAGCTACATTTGTAACTATGTATTCCCCAGTAATAGTTAAACCACCAACTGCGGAGCCGCCAGAAAATACAACATAATCTCCAACGTTAGGAAGATATGAAACATCGGTTACAGTAACAATGTTTGAGCCATTTGTAGTACTAAATGGGTTTGTTAAAACGTCGGTTTGAACAATAGGAGTTACGTCGTTATAGGCACCAGCAGAATAAATGTAGTACTTAGAGTTTGTACCTACACCAATATAAGTTGTACCAACACCAGCATCGCCATCTACCCATATCCAAATAGAACGGCACGTACCTAAAAACTGCTGTGGAGATAGTTGTTGCCAACCACCTATTTTTTCAGGAAAGCCAGAACGAAAACGTACTTTATCGCCGTCATACCAACCACCCTCGTTTGAGTAGTCAGTACCTTCTCGGTTAAGACCGGGTCTAAATTGTAGTTTTTGTAATGGCATGATTTACCCTAGTACAGAGATAGCTTTGGCAATATGCGCTTTGCGGTCATCTAAACCGATTAAACCGCCATTGATACGTTTTGTCATTGTATCGTAATCCTTGCTATCCGCCAAGGCATTTAGTCCTTTTTTGTTCCAGAACCACCCCGCAGACAGAGCAGCATAATTAGGCTGAGCCAAAAGATCAGGTTGCCCAACAAGGTCAGCGCCAATTCCTTTTCCACAGTTGTCATAGTTTTCTTTGCCCGTAAGCTGGATTAAACCCCTACCAAAATATTTTGCTGCTTCTTCTTCGCTAGTATTACCCATGCGTCCGTTGTAAACTTTACCCGCTATTTTGGCTGGGTTTCTAGCATATTGGTCAGCAATTTCTTTAGTCGGGAATCGACTAGGCCAAGTCTTCATTAGCCCTTCTGCACTGTAGTTTAGGTTTTCTTGTAGCACCTTGAAGTTATTAGACTCATGAGCACACTGACCAATAAACGCTGCTTGACGGAGAGGTGTACTAATGTCATATTTAGCAAAAGTTTCTTCTAAAGGTCCAAGCCATTTATGGTCAATACCTAATGCATCTAGCTGGTCATACGTCATTCTTTCTTTTCCTTAGCTTTCATATCCATGATTTTTTCAAGAGTACGTCCACCAAAGTAAAAAGACATAATAAGCATACCCCATTGGCCTAGCAGCTGGACATACTCAGAATTCACATCAATCTTAGCGGCAGATAACCCAGCAAATATAAAATACCCAGCTAAAATAGCAATAAGCGTCATAGGACGTATGTTTTTAGAAAGCCAGCTATCAGATGCCATATCAGCTTCTTGACGCTTTGTTACTTCTTGCATTTCTGTTTGGTCTGCTTGTAACTCTGCTAGCCTACCTTGTTGCTGTAGTTCTAATAATTTGGCTTGTGCTTCTGCTTTAGCAGCTGGGTCAGGAATTACTTTGTCTAGGATTTTCATCCCAACGCCAATGATGTCATCTATGCCAAACATAAGATACGTCTCCTAAAATTAAAACCCCCGCAATGAGCCATACAGCCATTACAAGTAACAACCAAATAAATGCGTTGTTATCCATCACTTACCATTCATTGGTTTAATTTTTACCAATCCCATACGATCTTCAATAATGGCTATATGGGTACGATTTTCAGCAATATGGTCACGATTAGTTTGAATTTCTTTTTCTAAGTCTTGACGCAGTTTTTCACGAGCAAGTTCAGCACCAGTATTTGATGCTTGTTTATTATCAGTTGTTACGACCAAAGAAACTTTTTGGTTAAGGATTGTAACGTCATGCTGAATTGAACCCAGCGCTTGTATTAAGTAACCTGTACAACCAATAAGCAAAGGGAGAAGCGCAAATAGCAACTTCTCAATAAACGCCCCTTTAGCGGATTCGTCTGCCATAGCATTTCCTTAGCCAACCAACGCTTTTACTTCATCTTGGGTTAAACCTAATGCGGCTAGTTTAGCTAGTGCAGAAGCCTTTGCAGCTTTAGCGGCTTGTTCTTTTGCGGCTATTGTGGCTTGTGTAGATTCCCACAAAGCATCTAATTCAGCTTGTGTTGGTTTTGCAGATTCATCATGCCAATCTAAACCATCATAAGAATCGCCAATCATTGACCATTCTTTACCAAAATAATTTATAGAAAGAATTAAAGGATAATTAATCATGAGCCTGAAATCTCCATTACAGTCATTGTTGTTGGTGTATTTCCTACGTTTCCATCGTTATTTACAGAACTTCCCAATGCCCCTGTATATCCACCATTACTTCTCCATTGCAAACTATAAGTTCTAGTAGATGTTGTGTTTGGAGTGTCCCAAATTTTAATATCTATTGCAGATTCTGCCCAACCAGCATCAGCACTTCTAGGACAAACAATTGAAGTACATTGAACACCGCCTGAACCAGCATCGCCAGTACTGGCAGATGTCATGCCATTTATAAGGAAATAAACCCTATCTAATCCATTTGTACCATTGCCAGCATATCCAGCTACCATAATTAAAAATTTGCTAGTGGTGCTTTGGGGAGTAATAGATACAGACAAACCTGTATTTACAAAACTACTGCTTGATGTTGTAACTTTTGCAGTTATGGTTGATTGAACAACCTGAATTACTGTCTGTCCACTACCATATAAAGATACTGACATAATCTGTCCTTAAATAGCCACTAATTCGGCAGTAGTTGTTGCACTAGCAATAGAAGCACGACCAGCAGTTAAAGACGCTGTAAAGTCTGCGTCAGATATTTCATTAGCAATTCCAGCTAAAGTGTTTAATTGGCGTTTTTGGGCTTCTTGAACAGCACCAGCATTAAATTGGGCTAGTTTGATTGCTCTAGCTTTTTCAAGATTTACTGTTACTGTAGAGCCTGACAATTCCCAAGCATCAAAGAATTGAGCATCAGAACCTTGTGGCAAAGTGCTGTCATCAACAATGGTAGCTCCTGCTGGACAGTCTTTTGTTAAGACTTGTTGAATTGGTAACTCGCCTGTTGGGACTGTTACTGATACTCCACCATTGGAGTTTGCATGAATGATTACTTGTGTCATTTTGATTCCTTAATTAACGGAAAATTGCCATGTGTAAAAAATACGGGTCTACATAAGAACTTGCTGTGTAATCAACAATGCTAATTGTAAAAGAACCAGTAGCCGTTCCAGCTTGATTGATTGCTGGTTCTACTGTCCAATTAGAACCTGCTGTGCTTTGAGATGCACCACTTACAACACAATAATTTGTGTCGGACATTGCAGTAGTAAAATTTACAGTATATTGACCTGTGCTACCTCTAGTTACACTTGATACATTGTAAGATGCACTTCTTGTTCCTGTTTGACCGCTAAATTTTACCCAAGCCTTTGCACTACCATTGATGGCATTATCCATTGAAGTGCTAGTTCCAGCACCATTTTGTAGAGTATCTGCGACTATTGTTCCTGCCATGATTTATCCTTATGAACCTATAAAAATTGCACTAATAATTGCAGTATTTACTGCGGATGGACCAGTATTTTGAGTAACAATTACACAGCTTGTAGTTAAATAAGTTGATGATTGTTCGGTACAAGCATATTTCATTGCACCACTTACACCGCCTGTTCCATCTACTGAAGAAGTAACGCAACCAGCATAGCCTGTGTTTGCCATAGCAGTAGTAAAGTTTACTTGGTATCTACCAGTAGCAAGATAGGTAACTGAACTTACATTAAAAGAACCTGTAACAGTTTGTGCAATACCATTATATTGAACCCATGCTTTAGCAATACCTAAATAAGCATTATTTGTAGTAAATAAACCTGTATCTGTATTAATTGTATTTGCGACTAATGTGCCAGCCATAATTTTTCCTTAGTTAATTACCCAACGACTGCCAGATGGAATTGTAACTGTAACGCCGGTAGCCACTGTAATAGGGCCAGCAGATTCTCCGTTGTTTCCAGCTGTCATTGTATAGTTAGAAGTAATTGTTTGCCCATTTTCATACACAACGCCGCCAGCAGAAGCTAAACCTGTAGTCCATACAAAATTTGTACCACTATAAGATAACACGGTATTTGCGGCAGGGGCATCAATAAACGTAGTAGTTCCGGCGCTACTTTGATATGGGATTTTATTAGCTAAACCGCCAGCCAAGTTAGTAGCTGTAGTAGCTGTAACTGCGTTACCACCAATAGAAAGACTAGAAGCAGTACCCGTCAAACCTGTGCCCGGACCACTAAATTGAGTAGAAGCGGTAATTGTTGTGCCACCAATAGTAGTGCCGGAAATAGCATTAGCAGTTATAGCGCCAGTAAAGCTTGATGTGCCTGTAACGGTTAAATTGCCGTTAATTGTTTGGTTTCCAGTAAGGCCAGTAATACCAGAATAGAAGTTTGTACCATCGCAATAAACAAGTGTGGTTAACCCATTAAGGACGGTAATTACAGAACCAGAAGCACCACCAATAGTAATTGAATAGCCGCCAGAAGTTCGGTTTGAAACAATATATGTTTTTGTAGCTAATGGGGCAATAACTTGATAAACGCCTGAATTTGTACCAGTAACCACTAAAACCGCATTACGGGCTTCATCTAACACCCCGTTAAGATCAGTCAGGGTATAGTTGGCGTTAGACATAGTGATGGTTTGCACGCCAGCAACCGCTTGCTCGATCAAAGTCCAGTTTGTATTGGTTGTAGAACCCCAAACACCAGACTGTTCGCCGTTACCAATCTGTTGTATTTTTAAACTAGTTGTATATGTACTTGCCATAAATTACCCTTGGTAATTGTTAACGGGGGTCCAATCGGGGTTTTGCCCGTTGTTAATATTAGCCCAATTTGCCGTTTGATTGTCGTTTATTTTAATCCATCCACGGGCAATTAGCGAGTCTAACAAGAAAACATTTTCGGAAATAGCCGCAACAAACGCCGCCTGTACAGAAGCAGAATCCCTAGAAGTAAGGTTTTCTGTAATGGATGAGGCAAACTGAGCAGTAATAGACTGGATTGAAGCGGGGTTTAAATTCTCCGTAATACTTGCAAAAAAGACCTGAATAATAACCCTTAAGTCATTCATTGTGACGTTTTCGGATATGGTCGAGGCAAACTGGGCAGCGATTGCTATAACGTCTGCGCTGGTAATGTTTTCAGTAATATTTGATTTAAATTGAGCAGTAATGGTTTCGGTTTCAGCCGATGTTATTGGTTCGGTTATTGTTTGACCAAAAGTCGATTGCTGAGTGCTAGAGTCTTGAACTGCATCAACTGATTCTGAACGAGTTTCTAAAGCAGCAAAGTACTGTACGCTAGAATCAGCAGGGTTTAAGTTTTCTGCCCTAGATGCGGCAAATGCGGCTGTAATCGCCGCAGAATCTGCGGAGTTTAGGTTTTCTGATAGGCTTTGTAGAAACGTTGATAGTTGGCTGCTTGAGTCGTTAGACGTAATAGCTTCTGTTGCACTACCAAAATAGTTAACGCCCGCATCGTTTGATACTGTACCAATAGTAATTGGCTCGGTAATGCTTTGTAAAAAAGCAAAAAGTTGAACACTTGAATCTGCTGCCCCAAAATCTTCTGTTAACGAAAAAGCATAATTATTGCCACCGCCTAGAGCCGAAATAGGAGACTGCGAAAAAGCGGTTTGCCCAAACATTACACAATAACCCAGCGAGAGCCAGTAGATACGGTAACTGTAATACCAGTATTAATTGTAACCTTACCAGCAGTCATAGCATTGTAGCTAGATGGGACTGTAAAGTTAGACGACACAGTAGTTGCATTTAAAAAGAATGGGGCGGCTGAAGAAGCCGTAATACCACCAGAAGCAGTAATAGTTGTAGCTGAAACTGTACCACCAGAAAGGTTTGTAGCATTTGTAGCGGTACCAACAGTTAAAGAGGATGCAGTTCCAGTTAATCCTGTGCCAGCGCCTGAGAATGACGTTGCGCTAAGTACGCCAGTAGAAGGCACAAAATTAAATGCGCTAGTTGTATTAATACCTTGATTACTAGAAGTATTAGACGCTACAAAACCGGGATAAAATGTAGAAGAAGAAGTTGATGCGCCAGTAGTTGCTACGTTTGTAGTGTTTGTAGCGTTTGTAGCGTTAGTGGCATTTGTTGCATTAGCTACGGTACCTGTTACGTTTGCGCCAGTAATATTAGTTAAGTTTGCCCCAGACACTGCACCAAAAGAAGCAGACCAAGTACCAGAAGTAATTGTGCCAACAGTAGATAAGTTAGCGAGAGAGGTAAGGGTTGTGTTGCTTGAAGCGGTAATGTTTGCGGCAGTACCGGTTGTGTTTTGATTTAAAGTTGGAACATCTGCAGCAGCAATCGTACCCCAAGCCGGAGCAGCAGAAACTGAACCTGTACCTGTTTGTACTAAAAAGTTTTTAGTAGCTGTAGTATTTCCGGCAAGACGAGAACTTGTGTTTGTAGCACTTCCATAAATAATATCGCCAAGCGTTGTAATTGGACTTAACCCATTAAATGCGGCAGACGCAGTAGTTTGTCCAGTACCACCAGAAGCAATTGGTAAAGTTCCAGTTGTTAAAGCGCTTGTCGAGGATGCGTATACAGCCCCGCCCGACGTGAATGAAGTTAGTCCTGTACCGCCGTTTGTTGTAGCTAACGTACCTGCTAAAGTGACCGCACCTGTTGTGGCAGAAGAAGGTGTAAAGCCTGTTGTACCAGCACTAAATGAACTTACTAAAGAACTAGATACTGTTGCCCAAGATGGCGCTGCTCCTGTATTTCCTACTAAAACCTGACCTGTAGTACCAGCTGCAGTTACGCCATGTGCGCTAGTGCCGTTACCATAAAAAACACCGTTGGCTGTAGCCGTTGTCATGCCAGTACCACCAGCAGCAACAGGTAAAGTACCAGCAGCTAAAGCAGAACTAGATGTTGAATAAAGGGCATTGTTAGCTGCAGTAAACGTAGTTAGTCCGGTACCGCCATAGCCAGAAGCAATAGTTGTACCATTCCAAACCGCATTAGTAATTGTTGCGTTGCCAAAGTTTGCTGTTGAAGCGCTAAAGTCATAAGAAGATGGGACATAGCTATATGCAACCCAAGTACCCGCAGAAGTACCATTAGCTGTTAAAACTAAAATAGATGTACCGCCAGTAACAGTTGTATCGAGTGTAGTTGACGCACTATCTTTAATAGTTACAGAGCCAGTTGAGTTATTTGCAATTGTATAAGCCAACCCCTTGTATAGCGTTGTGGCATTAGGTAATTGAATTGTTTGAGTTGTTGTGCCAACTACTTGTTGCCATCCTGAAGATGAGTTAGTAAGTACTGTAGTACCAGCGGCAGCCGTAATTGTAGTAAAACCTAAATATACGTTATTTGCGTATAGCGTACCAAGACCGGGATCTGGTTGTCCACCTAATGAAACACCACCAGAATTAAAGATGGTCATTGCATCAGTTGTGTTGCTATTAGTTACAAAATGAAGGTTATACGCCCCATATGTACCAATAGTTAAATCTGTTGATGCAGAAGCTAAATATGAAGCCCCAGCAATATTAAAAGACCCTGACCCGGCAAAGGTGGAAGAGTTAATACCTAGCTCTGCGTAACCACTAGTAGATGTGGCTGCATCATTTGATACGTTTAAGTTCGAAGATGCATTAGTTGCAGTGCTTTTATTTTGGACAATAACTTGATTGTAACCAGCGGTAGTAGAAGCAAAAGAACCAACAATACCTGTATCGGAATATCCAAGTGTAGTGCCAATAGTTGCTACACCACTAGCATCATAATAAATAGCTTTACCGGCAGGGTAATCCACCCATACGCTTGAAGAACCGGATAAAGTAATAGGTGATGTATTTCCATTGGAATTAGCAAGAACCGTAGTACGAGCTAAAGTTGGCCCCGATGTTGAGTACGTGCCGATACCTACTTCCCATGCAGACCCGTTAAGAATCGTGTAATAAGTAGTATTTCCATTACCTACAACGGCAAATGTTTGGTATCCAGCTACAGCACCACCAAGGGTTATTGACCCCGTACCAGTGGTTGCCGTAGTTTCCTGAACTCGGTCATAAACTACTAGAGCCATTTAGGACTCCTTAGCTTGTAGCAGTTGTTGAGTATGTAACGCTTACTGTATCGCCAGCAGTTGTAATCTTAGCCGTAGAGAAGTTACCTTCAGAATACAAAGTACCTGCTGTACTAGATTGAGTACTTACTGCACCTGAACCTGTAACCAAGAAACAACCATAAACAGTACCACCAGCACCAGTAATAGTGTAGGTAATCGCAGTTGCAGTGGAAGTGGTTACGTTAGAAGGTGTAGAGCCGCTTGATGTAGAAGCACCAAATACTGCTGTGCCACGAACTGCAGAACCGCCAACTGTGTAGTTAGTAAACTCAGCAGCATTAGTAGTTACCAAAGTAGTCATGGTATCAGTAGCTGCTGGAGTCAATGAAACCTTAGTAAGACCTAAGAATGGTCCAACAGTAGTATATGTGCCAGATGTACGTAACAACGTATCAAGCAATAACTGCTTGCCTACGGCAACAACTAGATTAGGGAACTCTTCAGTCCACTTTAGGTTGCCTTCTTTGTCACGGCATTCAACGTGATAATAACCATCAATACCCATGCCTTCAGGTATATTTGCGTTTGCTTGTAATGTTGCTACAGCGTAATCGCCACAGCTTCCAGTTTCTTTATGCATAATTGCTCCTAACTAAATCTAATAACGGCATCTGATGCAGTATCTGCCGGAAAGGTTATTGTAAATGTGTTTGCTGCGGTTTTATTTGATCCAAAATTTAATACACATACTGATGCGTTTGTAGTGCTATTATATATTAAAGCCCCGCTACAGGTAAAAGAAGCAGGATTCCAAGTTACATCGGCAAAAGAAACATATACCGTATTAGAGGTTGTATTTGCCATTGGTGGAATAACGGTTAAAACTTTACCCCCTGCCGTATACCCAGTACCCGTAATCTCACCATCTACAGTATAAGCAGTAGTGTAATTTGATAGATTAGCAGTCGAACTATACAAAGCAATCTTGTAAGTATACGGGGTACCAACGGCAAAGTTCTCTAAACCAGATAAGCAGTTTTGTTTAAAAGTGGTGGTTAAACCTTGAGATAAAGACATTAGCTACCCGTCCCACTAAGATTTAGTTTTAACTGCCCATCTCTGTAGAAGTCGCCACGTTCCATACCATCACCAAGGCGTTTAAGTTGCGCTAAAGCTTCCTGATATTTGTTTTCGTAATAGGCAATTAAGTCTTGTTCGCCCTTCATAAACAACATAGCTTCACGCATAGCGCCATAAAACAATACTGGGTCATAGTTATCGCCAAGCCAGCTTGTACCTAAAGAATTAGATACGGAGGCTACTGGAACAGAAAAGCCAGTACCAGTAGAGCCAATTGAAGAACAAGAAAGAATATCACCCACAACATAAAAATTACCACCAAACTTAAGGCTAACACTTGTTATAACCCCACCGGAAATTACGATATCAGCAGTTGCATTAGCACCTGAACCTCCTGTTAAAGCCACGTTTTGGTATACACCATTGGTATATAGCGAACCAGCAGTAATAGTTCCTAAAGTAGCAATTTGACCTTGCACAATAGTAGGCGGGTAATAGAAATAATGCATTTCTACAGGGTAGTTTTGGTCAGGTGTTGGAGCAACCATTAAAGTCATTTCATTAACGTTTGACAGTTGTGACCCAAACAAAGTATAGTATTGCGGAAGCCCACCAGGTGTGCCCTGATAAGTACCACTTGTAGTAGTAACGGCTGGATAAGCCTCACGTAAAAAGTTAACATCCTTATTTAAAAGGTAGTTATATACATTAGGGGTTACAGTAGTATCAATTACAGCCAAAGAATAACTAGCAAGCCAATCATTGGGTAAAGAAAGATACTGATTTCCTGTTGTTAAAGTGCCTGTAACGTTTTTACGTAGTGCTGGTATGTTTACTGAGTTATATATACGCTCTTCAGCTTCCTGTATAAAAACAGGAATGTTTGCTACAAACAACTGCTCAGTGTTTTCAGCGTATGCTTGGATCGAGTTATATAACGTTTCGTAATTCATTATTCAGCTTTAGGTTCTTCTTTAGGAAGTTGAGCTTCTGTTTGCGCACGAACTTTCATTAACAAGGCAAAAGCACCGGTCTTAGTAGGAAGTTCGCCTAAACCAGCAAGAATACCTTCAACTTCATTTAATGTAACTTCAAGCTTAATTACAGTTGTCATATCCATTATGCCATTGGTCCTCTTGTTTTAATACCTTTAGTAGCAGCGCCATAACCACGCATGGTAAGTTCGCCGTTTTTGTTTTCTTTGGTGTAATTACGTTTAGCAGCACCAGCAACAGAAATGTTTAACTCATCCATACCATTACCTGGTTTTTGAATGACGTCTTCCGCTGCGCTAGTTGTGTTTATTTGTGGCTGCTTATAAACACCAATATCATTACCGCCGCCTGTAGGGTATTTAAATCCTACATACTCATCGGCTGATTTGTTGTTTCTGTTTTTACCCAAAGGGTATTTACCCGCTGGGGTTGGTTTAACTGTTTTTGCGGTTGCCATGATTACTCCTGATTTTGGGCACGAGCCAAGTTACGACCTACTTTTTTCATTGCTTCTGAAGTAACAGTGCTTGCGCCTTTTTTGCCTTTACCGCCTTCGATACCGATTGTTGGACCGGAATCACCTAAGTTTTTGCCTTTAGTTTTACCTGTTTTGGTAACTCCATCGGCTGCTGATCTAAATCCCATAATAAACTCCTAAGTTGTGGATATTGTTACTGTACCTGTTTGTCCTACCGCAATCAAGTAATTTGGCGTCAAAACCGTATCAAAACTACTTGCACCACCAACAGGGTTCCAGCCCCATTGAATCTGTCTACTACCCATTTCAGGTGTACCAAACCCAGACTGTGTAGCACCACCATTTACATTAGTCTGAATTCCATTATTGCCAGACTGCAAATAACTTACATCAGGTCTTGGTTCCCGTACTGCTTGCGGATCATTAACAGGATATAGCCCCAATGATAACTGAGGTTGATCTGGATCCCAACAAGCTGGGCAAACTTTAATCTGATAAAGCTTGGTCTTAATTATTTCCTTCTTTAATTCCTTAAGCATATACCGCTGCGCACATCTGTCGCATTCGGCAATCGCCCATTTACCTGAAGCATATTTTGATGGCATTTAAGACCTTAATAAAACAATACTCTAGGTACAAATCTAATAGCTGCTTTTTCCCTATCTTCATCTGCCGCAAACTGATATTGTTGCTCGTAGTCAGCTTTAAGTGCCGCAATACGCATAGGGTCTACGCCTTGTAGCTTCATACTCAAATTATAAGCTAATCCAGCTACCATAGCGGTTACTAGACGGAATGGGATATCTTCAATATTGGAACCATTACCAGCATCTTGTAGGCGGCGCAGACGGTAGTACACAAACGTATACTGATTACCCGGAGCGTTGGGGGTAGGCCAGACGTTAATGCATGGCAAGTTGTTTGTAAACACGCTATCCAAAGCGCTATGTGGCGCTGCAACTGTGCCGTTCTGACCACGCCAAGCGTTCAGAATCTGATTTCCAACAATATTTTGGTATCCGATAGTCTCTGTAACGCCGGCTGTAGTAATGTTAATAAACCCTTGTGTAGGTAGTCTAGACGCATTTGTAAGGGTTATAGTGGTATCTGTAGCAGATATGGGGTACCCAGTAGCCAAAGTGGTTGCGGCTACGTCAGATGTATTACCTGATTGGCGGTTTACATAAACCTGAATAGGGCGACCATTAGCGTTCTTGTTAGGGATTGTGATGTATGTAGACTCTGAAATCCGAGTAATATTAATATCAATCTGGTTGTTGCCTTGACCATTATTGGTACGTACAACGGTATCTAACAAGTCAATAGTATCTACAGGGATAGGGTAAATAGCCTGTCCTGTGTTCATTAGAATCTGACCCTGCTCTACAGTCCATAAGTTAATACCACGGTTTGCCCACTCAATACTAAGTAGGTTAAGGCTTCGACGTGCTGTGCGTAAGTCATATCCAGTACGCAGTTCTTTTCCGCAACGCTCAAACGCCTCTTCTACAAGGTCATTGAGGTTTAGATTAAATAGGCTTAACCCAGAGGTGGTAGGCGTAGTTGCCATTACTTAGCTTTCTTAGGAACTGGCTTCTTTGCCGCTGGTTTGCGAGTTGTAGCTTTTTTAAGCGCAGGTTTACGCTTTGCTTTTGGTGCTTGCTCAACTGGAAAAGGCCATGCGGTTATAGTTGGGGTCTTATCTTCAAACTTACTTAAAGCCCATTTTAGAATTTGTTCAATATATTTTTTCATGCTGGTTCCCACACTATTCCGAGTCTTACGATTAATAGGTCAATAACAAAAAAGCTTTCGTCACCTTCATCTACTATTTCAAATCCTAGCGACACGCCTTTAATGAGGTGTAGCCAGATAGCCCAGTTCACTTTTTTAGTCCTTTAAGGGTTTCCGCCAGCCTAGCCCGCTTACCGATCTTGCCCGGTTTCTTTGCAGCTGCAGCTAATTTGGCTGCCGGAATAGGTTTACCCGCCTTAGCGCCTAATTCTTTACGTAATGCGCCAGGTTTTTTAATTGCTTTTTGAATCCATTTTTCAGCCATTTTAAATCTTCCTATACGCTTTAGTTTTTTCTTTAATACTTTTTGGTTGTGCTACAAACTGCTTACCTTTTGCTTTACCTGCACGTTTTGCCTTTGTGGTTGCTGCATATTCCTGCGGGCTTAACGCTTTAATTGCCTTTTCTGGTAAGTATCTTTCTCCTGTTTTACTAGAAGGCTTACCAGATTTAGTTCTCCATTTCTGCTCGCCCCAAGCCTTTAAAGACTGTTGAGGTTTTGCAAGGCCGCTCATTTATATCCACCACCAGAAGCTTTGTACTTCTTAGCTACTAACTGCGCTTTACGGGCTGACCATTTACCCGCCCCAGTACCTTGAGTAGCAGCAGCTTTTACTTGAGAAACAATCTTTTTACGCAAGGTTGGCTTGGTGTAATTACCAGCGGCATTAACTTTTCCGCCTTCTTTGTATTGAGTGAAGTCAGTATTATCCCGGCGTTTTTTAACTACCGGTTTACCCATTTTAGAGGGGGCGATATCGCCCATACCACGACTCGGTCTCATTACGACTTGCCGCCCATGCACATCATTTTGCCTTTGGTTTTACCACGCTCTGCACAACCATCAGCACGGCTTGATGCAGAACCGCCTTTAGCCATCTTCTTAGCGCCAAATGCTTTTGGACCTACTGTAGCCATTTGAGCATCGCCAAGGTTTGTGCCTTTAGTATGACCACGTTTTTGAACAGCGGATTCGCCAAATTTAGTTAGCTTGTTTGAGCCTTTTTCTACGTCCATAGCCATAGTGCGTGGACCCATAGTTTCTTTCATAGCCATACCGCCTTTTGCCATCTTTTTCATAGCCATACCACCTTTTCTAAGTTTAGACAAATCGGTACCTTTACCGCCTTTGTGTTCTTGTGCATCATGCATTTTAAATGCTTTTTTAACGATGGCTTTATCTTGTTTGATATCCGCCTTCATATCTTCTTTCATGTCGCTTTTAGCCATACCACCGCTCCCAAATTTTTTGCCTTTATCGGCTTTTAAAAATTCCTCACCAACTGAGGGCTTAATTCCAACCTTCTTAGCAAAAGCTGGGTTTTTGGCAATTGCTGCCATAAAGTTGTGTTGTCTTTTACTTGTTGACGGCATTTGATTTACCTAACCAACCTTGAACAGTTTTAGTTTCATAGATACGTATAGCCGTCCAGACTATTGTAAACAACGCGGCAACAGCTGGTAACATATCTGCAAGGGTTCCTAATACGGTAGCAATAGAAGCAAAATCAATAATGTGTTTAGATGCTTCATCCAAGTTCATAAATGGGTCTTTCATCAGCATTTCCACCTTTTTAAGCTAGCCGCTTTACGAGTAGGTTTGCCATTTTCGTCTTTCATTGGTCCAGGCATACCAGACATACGTGCGCAAAATGACTTCTTGCGTGGTCCGCCTTCAGGCTGTGGGGCCTTTAAATTCGAGCCAGTAGCTTTATTATACTTAGCACGGCCTTTGGCGGTAAGCCCAGCGCCCTTAGATACAGGCAACTTTTCACCACGACCAATCGCAAGAGAGGGGCCTTTTTTCTTAGCCATATTGAACTGTTTGGTACGTAATATTGGAAACAACTACATAAATACCGTTGGTTGCTAGCATACCTTCACCAGAAAAAATAACTTGGAAGGGTTGAACTGCAGTACCAGTATTGTAGCTAGTCATCCACCTATTAGTACTAGCATTTATATTTGCGGTTGTATTTGAAACGTAGTTACAAGCTGTGCTACTAGCAATCGTACCAGAGTTAATATCGGTAATTGTAAAAGTATTAGGACCTGTAACAGTAATAATATAGTTACCAGCCGTAGCAGAAACACCGCTAGCCGCAGCAAATGTAATACCAACTTCTTGACCAGATGTTAAACCATGAGCTGTTTGTGTTACGGTAACAGTAGTACCAGAGCGTCCATAACTGCCTGAAGTAACAGGAGCTACAGAAGTATCAAATACATCAATACCGCCAGCAGTACCATTACCTTGGTATACTAAATTTTTCATGCGTGTACGACCAACGTACATAAAACCAGAACCGCTTGAATGCGACCCTTTTACATCATATTGCATTGTCATAATTAATCTCCTAAAGATTTAAGTGGGGGCAAAGCCCCCGTAAGATTAATTAAACGTTTTCTTCGCCGAATGTAGGATCAGTTACGTAGTAACGAATAGAACCTGAAACAGTACCAGACGAAACACCGTTAGCTTTAGTTGTAACTACAACCAAGTTAGTTGCGTTAGCAACGTTACCCAAATAAACACCGCCGTTTGTACCGCCCACACTAACTGCTACACGAGTGGCTGTAGAAGCGTTAGCTAAGAAAGCTTGTGGAACGTTTGTGCCAAGAGTTGTTGTTTGACCAGCACCTACACCAGATAATGGAGTAAAGCCTAAGTCAATATTGCCGGTACCAGTCGCATTAATAGAAATGCTTGTTACTGTTGCGCCAGCTGGGAGGATAACTGCATTGTTAACCAAAGAAGAAGATACAGATACGTTTGAAGTAGCTGCAACGTTTGCAATATAGAAAGGCAAAACCATTTCCATAGAGCCAGCAGATGCGGTGCGAGTTGTATCGCCACCGGTTGAACGCCAAATTGACGAGGTAGTTGCTAATGCCATAATAAATTGTCCTTACATACAAGATAAAGCCTATTAATCGGTATGTCGTCTGCCGGGACAGTTTAATAGGCCGGTTTCCCGGTTTAGTTGATATTACTACAAATACAAGGAAAAGCAAGTAAATATAAAAAGAAAAACCCCACCCGGTAAGGTGGGGTTCATCCACGGAAACTAGAGCCTTGTTTAGGCGCCAGCAGAACCGTACATACCGAGCGGATCAGACCAGCCGAAGCTGTAACGCTCACGAGACTTGTAACGAACGTTACCAGTATCGAAATCGCCGTCCATAGACTGGCTTAATGGGGTACGAACAAAGTGTTTCATACCGTTTGGAACATCAGTTGTCAAGAACCAAGCATTGGTGTCTGTCAAGAAGTGGTTAATTGTGTAACCTTCTGCAACAGAACCGTTGTTCTTAATAGCGTTGATGTCGTTGTCGTTTGTACCAACACGCAATTCTGTCTCGAGCAAACGAGTAGCAACGAACTGCAATGCAGGTGGAACAATCAACTTCTTAGGTTTAGCAGCGATCAGCAAGCTACGCTCGTCTGTCCAAGCCGCGATTTGAATAACAGCATTTTCCAATGATGTTTCGTTCAAGTCAGCTGGAACAGCTGGAGTGTTGCTGTTTGTGCCACCAGAAACTAAGTTATGAGTTGTGGAGAACAAAGAAGTACCGTCACCACCAACATAAGTCTGATTGAAACCGTTGTTAATAACGGCAGCAGCTTTAACTTGTTTGGTGTAAGCCATTGCACGAGCCAATGCCTTTGTATAGCGAGCAGATAAAGAATCGTAGAGGTTGTCTTCGATTGCTTCTTCAGTCAAGCTAAAGCCAAGGGCAATAGTTTCGTGGTTGTAGCGAGCAGTCCATGCTTCTTGTGCATTGTCATACGCGATGGCTTGGCCTTCGTTTTTAACAGGTGCAGCTGAGAAGCCTGACAGCTTGGTTTCTTCTTCAAAAGAACGCTCAGAAGATTCAGTTTCGTAAATCTCTTTGTGTTCTTCACCGTAGCGAGCATACTCAAGTCCGAACAAAGCGTTCAGTCCAGGTAAGAGCTCTTTTAGTAGTTGTGCGCGTGAAATAGCCATTTATAAGCTCCTAATTAAACGCCAGTAGTATTGTTGTAGCTATGGAAGTTTCCGTTCCATGTTACCAATACTTCAGGATAGCCGAGGAAAGTAACTTGAGTACCAGAAGCGATTGTTACAGCTGAACTCAAGGTTACAGTTGTGCCGTTCACGTTTGTTACATATACATAGTTACCACTATATCCACCAGTACCGCTTGGTGAACTAATTTGCATACCAGCTTGGATGTTGCTGTTAGCTGCAGTTAGAGTCAACGTAGAGCTTGAACCAGAAGTAGAAGCTGTTTGTGTGACTGCATATACAGTATCAGGAACAACACCAACTACACGCAAAGGAGCAGCGGCTGTTACACGTACGTTACCTGTACCGTTAGATACAACACCGCCAGAAACGGAGGTTAAGGAATCACCAGTAGTGGTGGAACCGCCTGCGCCAGACAATGGGTATACGTTAGTACCGATAAATTGTGGGTTCATATAACCATTACCTGCAGAGGTATTAGACAATGATGTTCCCTGTGATCCTACTGCTACTTTAAATACTGTGCGTGGATCATCAATTACATAAGCAATTGCGTCGTTAGCGACAGTACTTGCAGGCCAGTATTGAGCTTGAATAGGCTGATTTGTACTAGGATTAGTATAAGAGCAACCTACGAAAACACCAATGGTGCCAGCAATAGGGGTTGTTGGAGAAGATGCGCAAGAATAAGAACCTGCGATCAGTGTGCCAGCGGATAGCTGGACGATTTGACCGTAAAACAAGCTAGTACCATAACCAGATGCAATAGGGATCATGCGAGTTGATCCTGCATAAGGTAAGCCACCAATCTCGTTTCTGGCCTGAAGTCCGTAAGGACCTGATACTGTTGGGTATGCCATAAAAAACTCCTGATTAGTTAATTGCCTTTACCAAAGGATACATCAGACCGACCTTCTTTAAAAATCGGCATGCGGGCATCGCTTTGGCGCATTAAATTGTTATCTACAGCCAACGTCTGAGCATCTGTCTGTCTTTGGAAATGTGCATTCCGCTGTTCGACGAACTCTTCTGGAGTCTTGCAAAGTAACAACCCGCCAATCTCAATCTTGTCCTTAAAGCGACTATTGGGATCAACTAGCAGTGAAAATTGTGGTTGTTCTTCTACTGATACAGGTTCCCAACCCTCGCGTAACTTGGCTGACAAGTTGCGAGCATCGCTCTGTTCTAGTGTTGAAGTACGAATCCAACGATATGCGTACCCTGGTTGTTTATCTGGTTCAGGTAACAACTCTGGCTGCTGCCACTGCTTAGGGCGTTCTGCCGTCATACGGGTATCTAATTCGCGAGCAAGTTTATTTGTTGCCATTTTTTAAGCCTCCAGTTTTTGCATTTCACGAGCATATTGCTCGGGGGTTAAGCCAAGTTTTTTAGCCAAAGCTACTTGGCTAGCCTTCAGTACAATTCTTTTAGCCGCTGTACTTCGCGTTGCTGGCGCTACAACTGGTGCCGACTTTGTTTCAGCGCGTTGACTGGGCTTGTCGCCCCCAGCCTGCGTTTCTACTTCTGCTTCATCCGAAAAATTCTCGGGGAACCTCTTACGCATAGTGTTATCTATACGTTTGAAATACTCTTCGGAACCAATATAACTCTTTCCAAATTCTTTTTCAAGCTTTGTGTGCGTTCCTAATGCTAACGCTGTCATTTCTTCGTCTGGCCCATACCACGTATTCTTCTCTAGCCATTTTGCAGTAAGAGGATCAACTTGTGGTTTAGATGGTTGTTGGTAGGCTTGTTGTGCCTGCTCAAAAGTCTCTTCTTCAACTTGTGGGGCAGGTCTGAAGTTTCTAGCTTTGTCTTGTTTGAGGCTTGCCTCAGTCAATTTAGCTTGCGCTTCAACAATTCTATCGGTATCACCAGAGTCAACAGCCACTCTATAGCTTTGTTTTGCAATCTCTAACTGAAGATCGGCAGCATTTTGGAAGGTGCTGATGTACTCTTTTTCGCCTGTGGAATAGGCTTCTTTGAGCTTTTTATGCTCATCCATCACGCGTTTAGCAAGATTAATAGCCTCTTGTTGCTCACGTAATGCAGCTTCTTTCTCACGGCGTTCGTCGTGCCAAGCCTTTTTCATCTTGTCGATGCGGTCTTTTACACGCTTAGAATAGTCTTCGTGGTTGTCTTTTTCTAATTCCTCGACTTCTTCTTTAGAAAGAGGGGGTTCTGCAAACTTATCAGCAACAGGGGTATCGTCCTCAATTTCTAATGAGAATTCGCCGCCTTCTGCTAAAGCGTCTACGGGTTTACCCTTAATTTCGTCGGGGAACTTAAATTCTTCTTGGTCTAATTCAGCCATAGTGTTTCTCCTTAAATGAACTTACGTTTAATGCCACGTGGATCGTCAACTACCGCTTCCACTGAGTCATCGTTAATAATGCGGAATTCACGATCATGGATAACTAGGCGG